AATTAAAGTATTATCATCTGTTGCATCTCTGTTTTTTATCCATACTAAATCTGGTTTAAATTCTAAATCACTTATTGTTTTTCCACCAGACCCTATAGCAGTTCCATTACCCTCATAAAGAGTAGGTGAAAAATGTTTATTACCTTCTATAATTGTAGGTGTACCCATATTAACTTCCTAAGTTTTTTGTGTTCAATGCTAAGAAACCAGATGGAACTGTATCGTTAAACCCAGTACCACTTCCTATTGATTTGTCTCCACCAAAGTATGCTTTTACGATACAGTTTGCACTTGTACTACCAGTGGTCCAATGCATATTGGCTCTATACCCTTGTAACTGTAAATTTGATAAAGTTGGATTAGAACCTGTTGCAGGATTACCACTATTATAGTAAGTTCCATTTTTACCAATCCATAAATTAGCACCATTTCTTGCATAATTAATTCTATCTCCTACCGATATGCTTCCAGCAATATTGTTAATTGTAGAACCCATGCCTTTTACTTGAGGTGCATTTCCTCCATTACCTAAAACAACATAAATTTCAGGAGTAGTTGAACCATTAGTTAAATCAACTGCTGAATTTGCTTGAACAAATGCTGCATTAGTATCTTCCCTCATTAATCCAATTCGCATATTTTGATTAGTAAGAACATTACCAGAACCATCTGCATCAAATTCAAATTCAAAATACCATTTACCTGTAGCTGGCATGGAGAGAGTAGAAAATAAACTATTAGGACCATTATTTCCTTGCCATTTTACATCTAAATTTCCATTACTTATAGTCCAGTTAATAGGGTTACGATGGTCAATAACATTCATTATTGCATGATTATTTGTAGGTGTATCTGCCATTTGGTCATGTGTTGCAAGACCAGTTGTTGCCCAATCATTACCATTACCAGATTCATCATCACCTAAGTCACTTGCATCTCTGCCATCTATATGCCACCCATTTGTTCCATAACTTCCTTCATATTCTATAGGTATCCAAATACCTTTACTATTGGTTGAACCAAAACTACTAGGGTCTAATTGTGAGCCATCAATAAAATGCATTTCTGCCATATAGCCATCATAATTACTTCCACCATTTTGGTCTGCACTTATATTATGTAAAACATTACTATTTATAAATCCTTCACCATTTAAAGATGGATAAGTTTCTGTGCTAAAACTTGTAACTCTTTGTCCATTGATGTAAATTTTTACTCTGTCTGATGCAGTAGATTGAGTTGTGTCTTTTGCTACCACAATGTGATACCATGATGCACCATCCCTTAATACTTGAGTTGTTGTTAAATTTGAAGAGGGTGAATCACTATAATACATTAATGTTGAATGAGTAGAACCTGATGCAGTATTTATTCTTATTGTTTCTTGTAAACCAGTTCCAGAATTACCATGCTGTAATAATAACATACCAGGAGAATAGTTTGCTGGTTGGTCAGCTCTTTTAATCCATAAACTATATGTCCAAGTTCTTTTATTACTAGCACTACTAGGTGTTCTTCTCATATATGCTGGATGAGAGTCATCAAAAAGAATAGATTGTGCTATTTCATATACATCTTCTTCTTGTGTAGAAGAACCAGCTAATATTGAATTATTAAATACCATATATTTCCTAACTTACGTTTAAGGATGCTACCATATGTATTGAAGAACTCGTACGAACAATGTAGTCTAAACGATCAACAACATTTGCACCTGTTGATAACGTTGGGGCCGTAGCCGCCGGGAAATCATAAATTGAATTAAATGATAAAGTCCTTGATCCAGAACTGTCTTGTACAATAAAGAAGGATCCTGTCTGTCCAGCTTGAACATTGGTTGGGGCAGCTAACGTTCTAGAGCCTCCAAGTTTTACTTCAAAGTTTTGAGCATCGTTAAGGTTGACTGTTACAGATGCAGCATCTGTTAATGAAACAATGTCAGCAATTGCAGCTCCTGTTAATCTCAGTTGTTTACCTTTTGCTGTCGTAGCACTTACAACTAAAGCTGTTGTTGCAAATAAATTCGTTGTGTCAATAGTAGAAGCACCAATACTTGTTACTGTTATTCTTGATCCAGTATAGCTCGTAGCTGTAACTGTACCCGAAACTTTTACGTTACCGTTAATTGTACCACCAGTTGTTGGATAAGCTCCTATACCTGTATTATCTAAAGCTGCTCTTGTGTTAACCCCATTTGAATAAACTGCCATTTTACCACCTTGTGGCACAGCTGTTCCTGCATTAGTTACAGCAGTACGTAAGGTTAAAGCATAAGCACCTGATGTTGCATTATCTACATAATATGTTTTTTCGGCTGACGGTATTATAATGGTTGCTGCTGAACCTAGTGTTCCCTCAAATCTTAATACTGCATTTCTTGATTGATCTACTGCCCCGTCGTTTGCTGATAAGGTTGTACTGCCTCCCGTTGTACTAACAACGACAACACCACCTACAGCCTCGTCCACCATGTCGATAACATTGGTATTTAAACGAGCACCCCAAGTGTTAGCATTATCACCATCACCTTGTTTTTCTAATCTTAATCGTGTTGAATAACTACTAGACATAATTAATTACTTCCTTTTACTAATGTGTTATCTCCTCCGGCAGGAGATGCATTATTTCTCATATCATCTTGTCTTGTTCTCCTAGACTCATTTAATAAATCAGTAAAGGCTCTTTGATATTCTTGTTCCCATGCCTGAGAACCTGTATAATTTTTCATAAACATACAAGCTTCCTTCATACTAGCATAGAACAAACCATTAGAACAATATTCGGTAAAGAAATTCTCTTGGTGAACTGACGTTGCAGCCGTGGGTTGAACGATGTAAGACATCTCACAATTAAAAGCTGATACAGGAGTTGGAGCTACTAATAATCGATCAAATCCAAAGTTTGCATAATATCTTGGAATGCCTGTGCTTGTTCTTTGTGGCCAGTAATCATTTAGAAACTCATCTGTTTTTTGTAATAGATTAATTCGAGTTCCATCTCGCACTATATTTAAATTTTTAATAATTAATGTATTGTTAGGTTTGGTTATAAAAGGATCACCACTAGTTAAATTAGAGGTTGAATATTGGACAACTCCATAGCTGTCAATCTCTCGTATTAATCGAGATTCTGCTCTCGATATAAAATGTTGTATCTCTGCATTAAAATCAGCTTCATCATTTTCAGATGTTACTTTAATTCTGTTAACTAATAAATTGTATGTTGTGCTCATAATCGTTTAGCTTTCCATATTTCGTTTGTACCACCAAATACTTTTGGTGTCCATATACCTCTTACTCTAACACTAAATCTAGCTGATACACCAGTTGCAACTAAATTACTATCGCCCTTTGCTCCTAAAGATCCAAGTCCTCCAATTATTACAGGTTGGAAATTTAAAGCTCCTCCCATGTTAGAATGAATTGAACAATAATAGTATAAACTTGTTGGACCGTCTACCAAAACAAATACTGAAGTATAAGCTCCAGCTGATCCCGGTGTGCCGATTGTTTGTACATTAGTTGTAAAAGCATCGCCTCCACCATGAGTGCCGTTTGGTGTTAAACTTAGTCGTAAAGGATGCCCAGAATTTGTGCTGTCAGACTGGTCAAAGATATATAAATTGTTTCGTTTAAATAAGTTAAGTCCGTATTGTTGCTTTCCATCAATAAAGTATTTATTAGCTCCCCCTACATTTTTTACCGTAACTTTAAATGTTTTAGCTGGGTAAAATACAACGTTAGCTCCTGCTCCTTGAGCCGTGTTTCTTAGTGTAAATGATATAGCAACTCTTGTAACATTTACAAACGGACCCGATATAGTCGATACATTTCTTAACGTTAAACTTGATGATAGTGAAGTCGGTTTTCCAAAAGCTCCAATAATAGCTTCGGCTGAACGACTTACAAAACTAATGGGTGCTCGTGTAGCATTAACCGTTTGTACAAGATTAACGGTTGCATTTTTTTGAGTAAAGCTAATCGGTGTTCCTGTTACTTGTACAGGTGAATTAACCGATATAGCAACAGAACGAACGGTTGACGTTATATTATTGCCTGTGACAAAATGAGTGCCTGCAATTGAGATACCTACAGAACGAACTGTAGATTGCAAACTTACTCGTGTAGCTGATACAGATTGATCGACGACACTTCTATTCCAAGCACCGGTACCATATGCATTTCTACTGTATCCACTTGTAACCACAGACATTATTTAAAGCCTGTAAATTAAGAAAGTGTAATAATAGCAGTTGATGCAGCAGCAGCTGGAAATGATATTGTAAATGTACCGTTAGTCGATACTTTATCAGACCCAAAATTTAACACAGCAACAGCTTTATTACTGTTGGATGCATTATAAATTAAAGCTCCTCTAACTGAGAATGTTGTACTTACAAAGGACTTATCTGTAAAATCAATAATAGCTGTACCACCAGTAGCTGATGTAGCTCCTAATGAAATAGTTGCACCTGCAAGAGTTCCTCCACCCGGAGCATAAGAACCACTTGATACTACTTCGTTAGCTGTAGAGTAAGCAGTTGTGCCGGCAGATAAAGAAGCTGCACTTGTAAACAATGCAATCTTTATTGTATCGGTTTTTAGATTATGTCCTTCTTGTAATACTTCTGTTTTAAAAGAATTACAGACAGCTTGTGTAATTGCCATAGTTAGTTACCTCGTTTAGTAAAAGTTGAATCGTCTGGAGTCCATCCTGCATCACCAGTCGTTGCTAATACTGGTAAATTTGGACGAGCATCCCGTAAGTTTTGATTGTCAGATACATTCGCAGAATGATTTTGTGGATGATCAATTATATTATATCGTCCATCAGTCTCAGAAGCACCTACAATCACACCGGATGGTTCTCTTATTCTTTGAGAATATTTAAACCTAAATCCAGATCGGTCACAGATAAAATATGCATGTTTTCCTGTTGCCATAATCTTGATTATAACCTAAAGGACGGCTTAATCAAAAGACTNGCACGTTCTTTATCTGCATACATTGCTGAAGTTAATTCNTCTTCATACATTTGTTTTAACATAACTGCTCGGTCNGCTGTAATGCCCTCTCTTTTAATAGACATTTTATAAGCAAGTCCTGTTGCTAAACACGGTAGAAAACGAAAGGGTATATCAACATCTTCATTTGATTTGTTAATGTCTTCTACTTTGTTAAAACTAAAATATTGAAGAATAGGAGTACCACTTGATGTTGTTATATTAGGTGTTGGCCATAAATATAACTGAGCAGCATCTCGAAGTCTATTAATTGCATACTGAGTAGGACGACTTTGTTGAGACTTAGATGTTAGTCTCATATACTCTTCCATACTAATTCTTGATAAAGCTAGATCCGTTGTTGTTGTACCATCAACAATTCTATGTATCATTTCTGTAATATCAATTAATGATGTTGGTAATGTATAACTTTCGGTTCCCGCCGTAATATCTAGAGTAGCAATGTTTTGTTTCCATAACAAGATACCACGATTCATCCAATCAATAAGCAATAGATTTAAAGTTCGTCTAGCTTCAATGGGTTCAAACCCTAAAGCCTGTTCACCACCAATCATAGAAAATGCTTCTTCGATTACGTCGGCTACATCTAAATTAAAAGCTGTTGTTCCAGAAGTTCCCATACTATTTTTTCTTTTGTTTTAACATTCCCTCAAGTTGTTTAGCTTGAGAAGCATGTAGCCTTGATGCTTTTTTTAAACCACTAATAATGTTACGTACTTTTTTAC